TACTTATATCCGCAGGTTGGGTCTGTCCAGCTTCCCTCGAATCGCATTGTTCTTGCTTTACCCAATACAGAGTTCTGCTTAATATAGAGAGTTCCCTTGTTTATACCTTCTACAACGGCTTCATATCCTGCCTTCACACTTGCATTCTCACTTGTAGCTACTACCACGATACCGCTAGATGTCACCTCAGACCATTTGAATGAATCCAACTGACTGTTGCAGTTTTGCGTCTCCCCTGGATTATCTGGGTCGATAAGATAGCAGGCTGGAAACATCGTACAAGGGCGAATAGAGAAGTCGGGAGAGAATGAGCCTTCGATACCATCATATTGCTGTCTGTTGATGATATTTCCAACTATTTCTATGCTGACGGACTGAGAGTAAGCCGTAGGCTGTATCTCCATCATCTTGTCAACACTAACCGCTAATTCTTTAGCCATATCCTATTATTTTAAAAGTTTAACATTTTAGAAACTAACAATTACGTCCTCGGAATACATCGTCTCGCCATCCTTGATTTCGGCATCACATCGGAATGTCACACTACCTATCTTGAATGCAGAACCACCGAGGTCTTCGTACGTCAAATCAACCGACAATCCACAGTTGGCGTGAGATAATGCCCATTTGTTATCTGCCGTTGGGTCTCCGCTGTCTCTAGTCCATACCACATTGACCATAGAATCGGTCACGTCTTGATTGTAGAGCCTTCCAACTACTGATAGAGTAGTGAATACCTTCCAAGAGCCATCAGCATTCGTTGCCATCAAGTCGTTGAGACGGAAGTTCCACAGCTTCGATGATAACATTTCGAGGGTGAAATACGGATTACCTTCCACGAATGCCCAAGCGGTAGATGAGTAGGTTGGCGGCTTCGTTGTCTTGTCTTCTAGGCATTGCCACTTACAGCCGAGATAATAGACCGTATCAATCGTTCTGTCACCATTGCGGTAAGGGTTATCGCCTTGCGCCACAGCCAAGCTCCATACACCTCTGTCTCTTGTCGTGTAGATTGGATTTCCTTGATAATCTATCTGTTGGAATGATGCAGCCATCATCCACTTAGCATAGAACGCTCCATCACGCTTGTTGGCGGTAGGGAATTCTTGGAAGAGGAACGACAGCGCATCTGGCAGCTTACCCATCGCAAGAGAGTAATTCGTCTTGTCAATGATAGGCTTTGTTACGTGGTCGAGCCACACAAGTAAGCCCTCGGATGATGATATGTACCAGCAGCTCTGTCTGTCTTCATTCACCGCATTTCCCCATCGTATCAATCTTGCCAGCTCGCAAGGTGGATAATTCTTCTTGCTAGGACATTCGTTGTCGGGGTAGCATACAACCGTGATGGTATTCGTTACGGTGTTAACCGAGAGTACTCGCAGCCACATATCATAATACTTGCCGTTTTCCGTCAACGTATTGATTGATGCTAATATCACATCATTCTCCTTGAATGCCGTGAAGTCGTTATCCCACCGCTTTTGAAGCTTCAAGTCGTAAGTTACATTGCCGCCTTCCGTTGCCGCAGGAATCTCCACTACCGACTCAACCATACCGCTCTCAGTGAAGACGAAATTGCTCTCCATAGCCGTCTGTCGGTTCACGATGAGTTCCTTTGCAATAATGGAACTTCGGGATGTGATGCTTTCGAACTCCGCATTACCAAGCTCGTCAATCCTTCCGCCCATGCCGAAGAGCATTCCCTGAATGAACTCTCCGAAGGTCGCACCCTTCTTAAATTGAGATAAGTCTTCTACTGTCAAACCTTGCAAGAACTTCTGAATCTTCTCCCAAGTTACTGTGCCCTTTGCGGTGTCATCGTTTAATTTAGAGAGATACATCTTATCGGTTATACTAGCATTAAAGCTATTGGTATTACTACCACTAACCATACTAGATAGAGATTTAACCGCTTCTCCTTTTACTGCATCAATAATCTGCTTTGTATCACTTTTTGTAACTTCCAACGAATTTACAAGCTCAATTTCAACTTCTGCCAGCTCATCGTTATCAACCTTTACTGAGTAGTTGCTGACGAAAACTTCGTGACTAATAAGATTTCCATCGTTATCAGAATCGCCTTGTATTTGTATTGACAGCTTTGCATTCTCGTTTAGCTTGCTTGCAAAGTCATGATTCTCTTGTAAGAATATGCGAGAAAACTTAACAGAGTAGTTAAATTGGTCTGTATTGTTTTCACTCATGTGCTTGATAAGAGCATCATCGAGTCGTTTCTCTGCTGCTGTTACAAGAACCTTTGGAGGCTTAATGCCTGTGATAACAAACAAATCTCCCTTTTGCGGTTTAAATCCAGCACTTGCATTTGGCATCACGATACCTAATGTTGATGTGTCCTTCTGAACGCAAATCCAAAGTTCTTCTTTCGTTGAATCTTGGTTTGATTTGTTATCCTCAACGTATGTGTCGTTAAGAATATAATCACCTTTGCTATTCATTTTTCCACTTTCTGACTTCAAATTTCCATTTCCGTCAGTAAGTACATTGTTATAGCACTTATTTTTTGTGCTATTCCAATAGCAGCCAATTGTAAACGAACAAGCAGGGCATCCGTTACTCTTAATTAGATTTATCTTTGCAGGTTCACTAGCCAAAGCATGTGCAAACAAGTCAAAGCCAAAATCACCATTAAACTTATGTAGCTTTATATAGAAATAGTTATGAATATATTTTCCGTCGCTATCCTTTACGTCACTATCTTCTTTATCAAAAGCAACATCCGCAATCTCTCCAAACAACTGTCCTTCAGCATTTACAATTCCATTGATGGTTGGCTTTATATCGTCAAAAGTAACAGTTCCTTGATGAGGATTTCCTTTCTTATACAAGTTTACAAACTCGTAATATCCATTACCGCTTGGCAACTTGTGGGTGTTATTCAAAGCGTAATAGAAACGCTCTGCACCTTTCGTGTTGCGATATATAGAAGGCATAAGTACCGATGATGGTGCAATCCATACTCTATCAGTAACTATTACCTTTACTGCATTATCCTCAGTTCCAGTATAAACCTTATTGAATCCGTATCTGTCACCATCTTTTACAAATTGATAGTCATATTCAATGCAATTTGCCTCGCCGATTTCACTTACATTAATACCAGCATCACTATAAGGAATGTACTTGTCTCCATTCTTCCATTCGTATTCCGATTTTGACTCGTATAAGAACTCAATACTTCCGCTAAAAGCTGCATTCCAACTATCCGCGCCATAAAAGTCATTAATGCCAGCACTATTTTTGTACACCTTGCATTTGTAAGAAAACTCAGATTCTATAGATAATGTGAAATCTCCATCCTCTTCAAATGTGTATGTAGCAACACTTCCAAAACTCGTCTTATTAGAGATAGTCTTGTACAACTCTTTTTCTTTGAATATATATACGCTCTTGACGGCATTACCAACGTTTGTTATATAGTCTTTTCTCGAAACAGAACTATTTAATTCGGAGATAAAATTCAAGTTTGTCAAATCTACCGACTGCCCCTTAATCGCGCTGATTGGAATACTAAACGAAAATCGACAAGTAACCGTTGGGTTAGACTGATTATCAGCTTGTGTTAAGTTAGATGGAGTGGTAAATCTATCGAATGTATGCGAGCTTACATCTACACTTCCATTGTAACTTTTTCCTTCCTTGCTTTTATAAAGGATAAGATTATCATTGTATCTTGAATCTTTGAGGAACTTTGATAATTCTACACTAACTTTATCCTTGCTGATATTCTCTGTATTGAACACTGCTTCACCAAACTCATCATCATTAGGATAGTAATATGGCAGGTTGTCGGACGAACCGTAGCCAGTTATCATATCTACTATCTTATAGTTCGCATTCTCCTTAGATACAGAGATAAGGGCATCACTACTACCATATTTTATAGGTGTATCGGTTAAGTCGTGCTGTACCTTTCCGACATGACAAACGTTGCCATCCCAGTAGTAATCAAGCTCAAAAGTTGTGTTGACAAGTTGTAATACATCAGTCAAATATTGGTCTTCAAATGATACTTCCTTAACTTCATCTGTTCCATATCCTTCGTCAACAACAACGTAATATCCCTTGTATTCTTCTGTAGGACGATACAATCCACAATATGCCATTGAACTATTGATGCGAGCAACAAACTCATGGATAGTTCCACCAAACGTGAACTTTGTCTGATTTGAGCGGTATCTGTCTTTGTTCTGTGTATCAACATCATCAACGACAACATCAAAGAACAGAGTGTTATCAAGCAATTCTCTTCTAGATGTGAAAGTGATTTCACTCTTCCACATTCTAGACGTATTATCCTTTGTAGAGTTTGGTGTATAGGACGCAAAGAATCTATCGCCATTGAACTCTACGAACTCTTCCTTCTTCCATTGCAAAGGCTCAGAAGAATATATTGTAGCAGTAAGGGTAGGAGCACCACCCATACGCTTTGCATCGTATGTATATGATGATACAATAGCAGGATTAGCTTCCGATGGGAACAAACCGATAATCTCATTACCAGTGTTCTCATCGTAAGTCAACTTCTGTATGTATAATGATTCTGCCTTCATGTTTATTCTTTATTGTTGTCTGTATTCTTTGTCCTTGCGGTAATCTCAGCTTGTTTTTCGGCACGTTCGTCTGCCTCTTCTTGCTGAGTCTGCAATCTTACTTCCTCGTCAGGTGCAGAAATAGTATTCTTTTCAACACCAGTCTTAGTAGAAATCAAACCTGCGCCGCTCAATGTACAAAGCATCTGATTCCATGCACTTTCATCGAATGGCTGCCAAGGCTTAAATGATGTACTGATTCTCATCTGCTTAAACTCAGTAATTGCAGTAGGATTCTCACCGCTTGCAACCAACTGCTTTGCCAGTCCTTCCTTGAATAGTCTTGAATGTTTGCTGACGAAATTCTGCCACTCAATAGCTGCATTGTTAGCCTCCTCAATATCCAAAGAACGTGTCATCTGAATTGCCAAACCGCTTATATCGCCACTAGACTTAATATCCTTTGGCAAGATAAATGTACATCCTGTAGCAATCTGCAACTGGTCGAGAATTGACTGCATGAACTCAATCATGTTCTGTGGAGAAGGTGGAGTCTTAAACTCTGCGCTTCCATTTCCTTCAATGCTTGTATCATTCAAGATGATAGAACCAGCAATCTTCTTTGCGGTTTCATTGAGCTTACCCTTGATGTAAAGGATTCCCCATCCATGTCGTTTCTGGATGACCGCAAACAGATTATATATAATCTCGAATAGCTCGATAAGGTCTTGACCGTTATTCCAAGCAACATCACCACGTTTTGTAATAAGTGGACTTTCTGAGAATCCATGCACTTCCTTGCTTTCCAAACACCATCCTTTCAGTACTTCGTTTGTATCAACGTCTTGAACGAATACATCTGTGAAATGATAATGATATGTCTTATCGTATGCATCAATGTGTCTTACATTGTCCTCAGTACGATAATACACGCAATCAAGAAGCGGTTCTCCGTTATCGTCTTTATGGGTGATAATCTGATAGCCATCTTCATACGAGAACAATCGGCATTTCACTTCGTTATCCTCATTCATGTAAACGAGTAATCCTACATCACCATAACTCTGCTGAATGCGTATAGCTTCCATTTCGATACCATCCTGATTCGTTTCATCCCAATGCCATTTGAAATCGGCAAAGTTCTTTTTGAGTTTGTCAGTCGGATTGCTGTCATGCAGTATGTGATTGCGTTTGTTGCCACCCAAGCAGAGAGCCTTTTTGTCAACAATACGCCGTTGCATAGGAATGCCAAACTTCTTAAACTCAATCTCGCAATAACTGCCATCATCAAGCTTGCAGCATATAGAAGGTAAGTTCGTATCAAACAATACCCTGTGAGAATAAGGGTCTAACTCCTTCGCAAAACGCTCTTGGCTTACGACTATCTTACTGATATTTGGGAGCTGTGCTTCTTTGCGGAAGTTTGTCTTAATATCCGAACCATCAGAAGAGTCATTGATGGTAATAGAGCGCGAACCCCTTAAAAACGGCTTTTTCAGAAGCAGTTTCTGTGGATTCTCCAAAAAATCATTAATTATATCTTGTCTCTTTCTACTCATCGTTATTGTCGTTTAATGATGGTTCAACATCGTTGTTATTTTTCGCTTCGCGATTCTCTTGCGGGTCAATCAAACCGTAATGTCTGCAACAAGCCTTTCTTGAAGCCCAATAGTTGCATTCTCTGTTGGTAGTAGGACAAACAATATCATGTTTGCTTGGTACTACGATGATTCGTTTCTGCTTCTGTGACTCTTCCATCTCAAATTTATCATTCAGCTTAACGCGAATATCAGTCTGCATCTTCAATGCGTCCTTCGGTTCAAGATTTCCATCACTAAGAGCTTGGTCTATCTTGTCGAGCATTTTAAGAAGCTCGTTTTTGTTCTCTTCCTTGGTGATAGCGTTGTTATTAACATTGCCGATACCGAAAGGTTCTAGAACATCTAGCAGTTTCTTGAATCGTGGAGTTTCGTAGAATTTCGCTGCATCCTTTTCACTCTTACGATAAGCAAGACGATATGCTAAAGTCTTATCTTCCAATGCGTCACAGAGGATAGCGAACGCAATGTCTTTCTCATCGCATTTATCCCAGTCAATCCGCACGGATTCAAGAATCATTTTTATATTTTCTTTTTTCAGCATATATTCTAAAATTAATAGTACAACGTATCATCATAAATGCTCTGTGCATTAGGATTTTTCTCTTCAACTTCCTGTGCTGCGAGTCTGAACCCTTCCTGTAGTTCGCTACCATACTCCATATTCAAACATGGGTACATTCTCATTGCGCAAGGGTCGAGCAAGTCCATAGAACGGTCTTTTCCAAGATTTCGGTTCATTTCCTTCTTGCTCTGCAACTTCTTCTTTCCACTCTGCATCTTATCAAAGCGAACTACCGCGCATTCTTCCATGAACTCATTCTGTATGGTAACTCTGTATTTGAGGTTTTGATGCGTATAAACCGCATTTGCAACCTTATCAGAGAATGTAAGCTGCCCTCGCTTTATCATGTAGCTCAGTCGCAAGTAACACAGGTCTTTTATTGTCATAGCAGACAAATAATAAATTCCCATCGCCTTTGCTGCCGATATATAAGGGATAGCATCAGGTATATAGTCATTGAAATACCTACCTGCTGTGGCATCATAGATAATATGGCTTTCTGCTACTCCCTCGTTAGCCGCAAACAGCCTAGCTCTTTCAGCATTGATTCGCGGTGTTGAATGCATAACGATTTCGTAATTGACAATATGGAATCCATTCCACGACAACATCAGAGTATTATCCTTTCCGAAATCTGCCAAGTCGATTGTTATCCACTTGTCACCATTTACGGCTGGGTCTTTAACGAAACAATCTCTTGCCGCTTGGCTAGGAATCGGTATATCTTCTTCCTCTTCTGGGTCAACATTGAAGTTACCCTCCATAAGAGCTTGTGCCATTTTACCGCCAGATGCAGCTACAGAACCTAAATAGCCAGGGTTGTTTTCAAGCATCTTCTTGTTTGAACCAAGTTTACCTTGATAGAAAACAAAGCTCTTAATCATTACTTCATATCCAAAGTTGCCGCCAATTGTTTTAAGCTTTCTGTCTATATCTATTTTACATTTCTCATAGACTTCTCGCTTAGACATCCCCCAAACAACATCCTTAACAGTCGAATCTGCGCCGCAATAGAAGTATCTGACTACACCATCACGCTCTGGGATAATAAAACCATCTGGTCCAATATACCAATCAAGAAATATTCTCGTCCAGTGGCTACGCTTCGGGTTAAGTGTTGCAAAGAACTTACCTGTAAACGTCTTGCTCTGACCTCTGTTTCGGGTCATAACGTATGAGAAAACTTCCCAAGTCATCTCCGTCAACTCGTCAATCGCAATCAAATCGTACTCCCATCCTTTCGCGCGCTCTCTCAACTTATCCATATTGGAATCGTCAAGATACGTCAAATCGACAAACGTTCCATTCGGAAATGTAACGCGCGGATTCTCGCTCTCTCTGATTTTCACATAATCAGCTCCGAATATCTGTTTAAACTTCTCTACGAATCCTCCACCTGCTTTTTGATTACCAAGTGAACGGCGTGAAATCATTGCACGAAAATCTGGGTCGGTCATTAACGGCTCTGCCATCGCAAGTACAAGACCATACGATTTGCCTCCTCCGAGATTTCCGCCACCAAAAACAACGTCAACGTTGCTACTTGCAAAGGACATTTGGAATCCCTCTTGTGGACTGATTTCTATATCTTTATTCGTATTCATGCTGCAAAGATACCTAATTTATAATATATAATAGCGTGAAAATAATTCTATATTGGTTACGTAACAAATAGAGTTTCTAAAAACAAATAAATCAATACATTATTTAATTATCTTTGCAGCAGAATTTTAAAAATTAGTAATATGAAGTTTACAAAACAACAACTTTTAGACACCCTAAAAGCAAAGCTCACTGCAAACGGAAAACACCTTTCCATCAGTGAAAAGACAATCAAGAGTTTGAGTGATTCCCACTTTGACCTCTTAGTTGGTGAAGATACAGAGTTAGATGATTTGGTGAAGAAGATTTTGCCGCAGTATGTTTCCCTTAACGGCAACTACGAGAAGGACAATGCCGACTTCATCAAGAAATGGAACGATGAGCATCCCGACACCAAGCCAAATCCAAAGGATGATAACAAAGAGCCTTCGGCTGTTGAAAAGAAGCTTTTGGAACGCTTGGAAGCTCTAGAGAAGAAGGATGCAGAGTACGAAGCATCTAAGCTTGTATCACAGAAACGTAGTGAACTTCTCGCCAAGTTCAAGGAGAAAGGTATCAACGATAGTAAGTGGATTGAAAAATACATGAACAAGTTGAACCTCACTAAGGACTCGGACATCGAGCAGGAATTTACGGATGCGGAAGAGTTTTACAACATATCCCACGTAAAGGGCGGTGGTACTCCAGGCAGCCCAAGCGGCGGTAATGGGGATAAACCTATCGGTGCTGAACGATGGGCAGGAGTAAACAAAATTCTCGGCACGTCAAAACCTGCTGACAAGTAAATTCGGATAACATTAATTATTAACTCTTTAAGGTAAAAAGATTATGTTGGATAACTTTTTCACAAGACAAGCCAATGGTGGTGCGGTATTCACTGGTCGCACACTCATTCAGGCACATGGCTCTATTGGAGGTCATAAAAATGTCTTCGTAAAGCTTGCAAAGGGCAACAAGGATGCGCTCTGTTATCCTACCACGGGTGGCATCTTGAAGAACCCATTCAAGGGTAGAGCGAAGATTTATGCAGGTGACCTCATTGAGTACACACCTAACATTAACAACACTACTGGTGCAGAGGTAAAGATTTTGAAGTTCTATGAGCTGGCGAAGGATGCTACTGAGACAGACGTAACCTACAAATTGGTTCGTGACGGCTATCACCACATACCGTATGCTGGCGATACTATCATGGTAGGACAGAAAGATTTTGCCACACAAGCAAAGGGTGTCACTATCACCAATGTAGAGAAATCTACCGATGGTTCAAACGATATTTGGCTCGTTACAGTATCAGAGACACTTGGTACAGCACAAAAAGCTGGTGACATTCTCGTAGAGGCAGCAAAAGCAGGTACAAAAACGCTTCCTATGGTTACTAATCCTAATGCTTACGCAGACAAGGATATGGATTTCTTGTATGACGCGAACATGGAAGGGGTTGACGATTTGGAGTATATGCTTACTCCAGCGTTGGCACAAGAAGATACTGTTATCGACCTTGTAGCTATCGGCAATTTGCCACCAGCAGTTCTCGCTCTCAACAAGAGCCGTGTAAAGACTTGGTTCTGGTTTAATTAATCAGACCAAGTAAATGATAACGAACTTATTTTTTTGTAATTAATTGTATTTAGGATATGCAAAGATTTGACATTAACAACTCGGATTGGGCTGCACTCTTCCGTTCAAAAGATGGCGGTAGTGAACTGTTTCAGTCTCTCGTTGACAACTCAGACCTCCTTAACATGGATGAAGGTTGGGCAATGACACAGGGACATATTGCTGACGCACCTACTCCAACAGCGGATGATGGTTCTGCTACTTTCCGAATGACTTCACATAAGTTGGAAGCTGCACCAGTCATGGATATGCGTGCTCCTCTTGGAGACTCACACCAGATGGATGCCGATGGTGAGGCAGAGTACACTGCATCTATCCCAGACTTTATCGGTCGTGGCTTTGTAGAGACCGCTGCACAGCGTATCTACAAGGAGAAGCAGTTTGCTCAGTTTGGCAACGCAGACCGCATTATCGCTCGTTGGGTACGTGACTACCTCGCAGTTGGATTGAAGTCCGCAAAGGCTACATTGAACAACACAACCGCGCAGTTGGAAACGACTGGTAAGATTGATTACACTGGTCTTGGTGCTGGTATCTACGGCAAGCTCTATGATGCTCGTCTTCCAAAGGATAATTTTCAGAAGGCTGGTGCAAAGGCTTGGACTTCCGCAGATTGTAAAATTCTCACACAGATGCGTAAGTTAGAAGACGCTTATCGTGATAAGCGAGGAGGCTACGATGGTGCTCTTACTTGGAAGATGACAAAGAAGATGTACAATGATGTATTCCTTCAGAACCAAGAAGTACGCGACTTGTATGTTGCTTGGTGTAAGGCTAACTATATTGCATACGTTGAGGGTATGCCTATCACTAACGAGCAATTCTTGAAGTCATTTGCAGACATTCAAGGTATTTCTCCTATTGAGATTGTCGTTGAGAAGGAGCGCAACAAGACACGCACAACCGACACATTTGTCAAGGGTTGGGCAGATAATCGCGTTGTTCTTCGCCCTGCTGGTGATGCAGTAGAGTTCAAGTACACCGATGTATTGGAACGTGACGTATTCGGTAGCGGCTATGGTGCAAGTACTATTGATACCACTTTCGCAACCATGCTCAACGGTCTTGTTACAGCAATGAACACCACAACCGACAATGGTCGATTGAAGGAGTGGCACACAGACGTGATGATGTCTGCTATTCCAGCTCTCATCTCATTCACTAACCACGAGATTATCCACACCGAGGTAGCTGGTGACGGTGCAGTATCTTAATGGTTAAATACTCACAATATACGATAACATTTAATTCATTTATCTCTCAATGGCAGCATCGAAGTTTGACATATTGGACTATCTTAGCGGCATGACTAACTTTGTCTTTGACAAGTCGGCATTAAACAATGTCGCTTTGGATTGCGGCGTTTCTGATGTCGAGTCTTATTTGGACTTGACAGAAGAACAGAAAGACAGATGTAAGATTGCACTCTTGGAAAAGATTGTATTCGGTGTCTATCAGACAGCATCGACCACAAACCAACATGGCGCATATACTCTTACGGTAGGTGCTCAGACCATTACATCGGCTGCATTGTTGAGTATCAAATCAGAACTCAAAAGACTTTACAAGAAGTATGGAGAGGATGAGAAACTTGAAGCTCTCAATGAAACCGATGGAGAGGTTAAATGGATTAAAGAAACAGATTGGTAAGCTATGTACACTGACAGAAATTCTTTGGATGAATATGCCTATCATGGTATGTTCTACCGCTCGGAACAAAAGCCGAAAGAAGATGGTGACCTTATCGGAAGCGATGGTGATATGTTAGGCGATACTGATACTAGTGCAGGTGAGTCAGAAACAGAAAATGTAGAAACTATCATTTTTGAAACTGATTGCGATATTCAGGAAACCAACAAACTCTTTAATTCGGGTGTAGTTACGCTAGGATATACAATCTATTTTCCGATGCCAACGAAAGAAGGAGAAGACGGAAAAGATGAAGAATATATTCCTGAAGGTTTGAATGCTGGCATTCGCTTCCGTGGAAAGATGTATGGAATGGATGTTGACGGAATGGTTATTGGCGTTTATCCGACACAGATGCATGGATGTGTAGCTTACATCAAAGGTACTGATATTTAGTTTTTTCATCATAAGGTAAAATGTATTTAGGATAACAAGGTATGGCACAGAGGATTAATCGCAGATTGTCTCGCATTGAAAATTTCTTTTCGATGCTTCTTACTAAAGGAAAAATCTCAGACAACATATTTGTCGGAGAATTACCACCTACAACTAGTAAGAACTGGGATGATTTTGTCAATGTTGACGTAGGTCAGCAAAGAGATTATGGCGGTTATTCTTCTGGCTATGCTAACATTTATCTCTATGCAAGACCAAAGGGAACTCCACTTAGAAAGAACGTTAAACTACTTGACAAGATGGAAGGAGTCCTTGACGATGTGATTAAACAATCTAATAATAAGGACTATACAATTCAAGTTCTTTACCGTGATAGCGGATATGATTCAAACCGCCAATTCCATTTTCAGATGATTTCTGTTTCAGTTATCGCAAGATAAATATATAAAATCTATTAAATGTAACATTTAAAACTCATTATATTATGGCAAAAAAGGTTACAAATACTGGTGCTGGAGCTTTCAAGTTCATCAAGCCAGATTATATTGTTGCTACATTGTTCGATGGTACAGAGACTGATGAATCTGCTCCAAAGGGTGATTCTTACATTCTCGAGGATGTTATTGAGGACTCTACATCTATTTCACAAGATGATAACGACTCCACCGATATTGAGTGTGAGACCTCTGACTCTCCTATCATTTCCATTGTTAAACTTGGTAAATGGCAGTTGTCGGCTGAGATTGGTGATACTCAGAAGGAACTTTTGGCTGCATTGTGTGATTTTACAGACGATGCAGCAGGAAAGAAGACTCTTGCACCTTCGACTTACAAAGCAAAGTATGCGAAGATTGATATTGTCCAAGTTCAGTCGAATGGAACCACAATGGAGGCTTATGTTCTTCCAAAGGTTCAGCTCAATTCTAAGTTGACTATTGAGTCTCTCAATTCAAACTTGGCTCGTATTGCATTGGCTGGTACTGCCAAGGATATTTCGCTTACCGTTGGTGCTAAGACTGTTCGCACACCATTCTATGTTGACCACAACTATTCATTGCCAACGGCAACTGAGTAATTTCGGTTCTTCAACAATTCTCGACTATATACAAGGGGCGGCGGCTTTAATGCTGTCCGCTCCTTTTTAAGTTTTATCATTTATGGCTGAAACATTATACAAAAAAGCATTGAAACTGATTACGAAAGAATTAGACAAAGATGCAAAGATTGTATTAATGGAGTGTATTCAAGAAATTACATACACACATCGAACATACAACCTCTATGATTCTTACGGATATGGCATTTATGTCGAAGGCAAGCTTGAAAAGATAGGCTACTTATCATCCTCACCAAAAGCATCCAAAGGCAAGAATTGGTATGGAGAAGAAATTAAAGGTCGTGAGGCGATAAACGAATATCTCAAAAACGATTATTCCCCTAGTGGAGTAATTGATTTGGCAGTTGTTGCGACTATGCCATACGCTAAGATATTGGAAGATGGCGGTGGAAATCTGAAACAATCTTACAGAGTCATTTCCATGTCGTTTCAAAAGCTACAAAACCTATCCAAGAAGTATAATGGAACAGTAAGTGTGATTAGAAAGTAATTCATATATATGGGAAAAGTATATAGAGCACAAAAAGACCCGAATAAGGCTAAGAAACAAGCTATAGAAGACGAGAATAAGGTGTTACCTAGTTCTCCTCTATCTGACGCAGCAATGGAACGTCTTGCGCAAATTATGAATGATTCTCCTACAATTGTAAAACTACAAGGTACAGAGTGGGAGATAAGAGCATTGAAGCCCGGCACTCAATGGATGATAGCAGAGGAGGCTTGCAAGATAGTCAAGGGCGAAAACTTATCAATGGGTGATGTTATCAAGGAGTTTGCCATCAATATTCCATCGGTGGCAAGAGTAATCACACTATCCTTGCTCAATGACAAAAAACGCATTGATTCTGAGGAATACCAACAAGTTTACGACCAGTTGCTTTGGGGAGACTATGACATCAAGGATTGGGCAACATTACTCGTTGAGATTCTCAATTTGCTAGATGTGGATTTTTTCTTCGCGAGTACCAATGTGATTCAGACCGTCCGCAATCAAGCTCTGATGAGGAAGAAGCAAGCAGCCGAATTATCCCGTCACGAACAGAATACGGACAAATGATAGATTTCTTACGTGCCAACACATGGTGCTCGCAAGAAGAATATAAGTGGAGAATGACCGTTCCGCAGATTCGCCTTGCGTCTATGGATTTTACTCATATAGAGTATATATCGTCAGATAAAGACAAAAATCAGAAGAACGACAAATTAAAGAATGCAAAGGTAATCAATGGTGCAGAGGATTTACGAAATCTCAATGACCTTGGAATACCTATTTTATAAACTCTTAAACTTTTGAATTATGGCAGATTCAGCATTAGGCAGTGCTCTTATTATACCAGAGTCTGCATTGAAGAAAATCAAAGAGGCTGATGATAAGTTGCAGAAGTTACAAGATACGGCTAAAAATACCGCGTCTAGTGTAACACAATCTTTCAAGGATATGTCTGTTGGTACTAAGCCGTTCCTTAATTCTTTAGACCAAGTTATAGCAAAACTCGCAACAATCAACGCATCTGCTTCAAATGCAAGCAGTGGTATCTCAAACGTAGGTGCGAGTGCAGGTAACATGAACAATAACATTACGTCAGCTGCACAGAACATTCAAAATATGGTAGCACAGCTATCTAAGATGAATGGTTCTGGCACTAGTGGTATTATGCAAGCGGCACTTGCATTTCAGAGATTACAGGAATCTGCAAAGGGTGCTAGCGGTATGAATATTGCTGAGTTAAAGCAAGAAATTGGTTCTATTGAAAGTATGTTGCGAGATACAACACAAAATCTCACCAAGGCAGACCAAGATGCACTTATTAAGCGAAAGAAGGCATTACAGGATGAGTTGAGATACCAGCAGCAGATGTATAATGAACGTGCTGTTGCTTTTCAGAAGGCTCTCGATAAGATGGTGAGTGCGGAGCAATCATACAACAACAAACAGAGAAAAGCATACGCTGATAGGGCAAAAGACTATCAGACAAGAAACAATAAGACAAATACCACCTATCAAGGCGCGCTTGATTTCTCTGCTACTGCAAATACGCTCAATCGCCAAGTACGCGCTATAGAATATCTGAAAGAGGCTCGTATGAAGTTGTCTCAAACCGATGCTGATTATAAGCGAAAATTGGATATTCTCAATGCTGCAATTGAGCAACATAACAAAAACTTGAAAGAGGCTGGTGTTAATTCTCGCGCATTGACCGAGCAAACATCATATATGGCTGGATATATGTCACGTTGGGCACAGCGTATGGCATTTGCATTCTCAGTGGGTTCTGTCAAGAATTTTGTCGAGCAGATTGCATCAGTCAGAGGTCAGTTTGAACTTTCAGAGCGTTCACTCGAAGCTATCTTGCAGAACAAGCCAAAGGCAGACGAGATTTTCAACAAGACTGTAGAACTTGCCGTTAAATCACCTTTCCGTATCAAAGACTTGGTGGATTACACACGACAACTCTCAGCTTACCGAATTGAGTCTGATAAACTTTATGATACAACCAAGCGACTTGCCGATGTTTCAGCAGGTCTTGGCGTTGATATGGGAAGACTTATCCTTGCATACGGACAAGTCAAGGCTGCTGCATACCTTCGCGGCTCTGAGGTTCGTCAGTTTACTGAGGCTGGTATCAATATGTATGGTGAGTTGCAACAATACTTTAAGGAAGTTAAGGGAGAAGCGTACACGACCGCACAGATTGTTGATATGATTTCCAAGCGTAAGGTTACATTTGAGGATGTTGAAGCAATATTCCAACGCATGACCGATAAGGGTGGAACATTCTATAATATGCAGGAAATCCAGGCTGAAACTCTCCAAGGTAAGATTTCAAACTTGAAGGATGCTTTCGATGTGATGCTCAATGATATTGGCACAGCAAATGAAGATGTATTTAAGGGACTCATCAGTGGTGCTACCGTATTACTTAGACACTGGGAAACTATTGCATCTGTAGGAAAAAACCTTATAGGTATTCTTGCTTTGCTTATGTTGCAATCAAACAAGACTGGTGTCAGCTTAAAAGAAATATGGAATGCAAATTTTACATCATATTCATTAAAAGGGAAAAATGCAATAGGTCTTATTACTGCATCATTCAGAAATCTCGGTTCTGCTGCCAAAACAGCAGGTAAGATGATTAAGTGGGCTGTAATGGATAATCTTCCGTTAATAGCTTTTGCTGCATTGGCACAGGCGGTTTCAAGTGCCTATTTTGCATACGAGAAATTCAGAGATGAGCAATCCAAAATTATCACTGAAACTATTGATGCAAAGAAACGTCTTGGTGAGTTATCTGCTGAATATGAACGTATCAAGGATAAATTTACAGAAAGAGCAGGTGGCGGTGTTCGTATCATCATCAACAAGGATAGACTTTTAGATGATTCAAAAAGCGTACTTGAAGATTTGTACGATGAGCTTAAAAAAAGAAAACTCGAAATACCTATTAGTATAGAGAAAGTTGATTTATCGAACTTAGACAAAGCTATCAAGGAATCAAAGAAGAAAATAGATACATTTATACAGATGGCGCAAGATGCGAAATCTTATATCAATGGTGAAGATAACTCTTTCTTTAATAGCAGCAATTTCAATCTGTTTGGAATACCTTTGTGGGCAGATAGTTTCTCAAAGGATATGAAGCAGTTGGATGACGCAGCAAATGATGTTCGACAATTTGCGTCTAGAGCACAAACTGCAATTGATGCACTCGGTGAGGGGTATGATAAATTATCCGTAAAATCTAGAGCTGCATACGATTCCATTAAAGATGGCTCAAAACCTAATGAACTCGATGTAGAATATTTACAACGAGTTAATAAGGTTATGGGGGAAATATTCGACAATGAGAGAAACAATAGCTCTTTTGAAAAATATGCTAACAATCTCAGAAAACAATTATATGGACTTAGTGATAATCTTGGCGCAACGCTTAGCGGTTCTTTCAGAAGTGCAAAAGAAGAAGCTACTCACGAAATTCAAGGATTGTTCGATAGCATTAATAATATATATGGCGGATTCCTGAAAAATCTCAAACCTGCCGAGATAAAGGTTTTTTGGGATAATGTTGCTACGGAAAACAATCTTGGAGAGTTACAAAAGAAAATACTTCTTACAATCGCGTCAAAGGTGTATCATTTTAAGGTTGATGCAGATAGCCAAAGTATGAACAACGCAAGACAAAAAGTATATTCTTTCATGGATGATTTGCAAGCAGAAGCAGACAGACGAAAGATTACAATCAGTCTTGATGTTATTGACCCAAAAGATGCACTTGGTACTGTACAAGGTTTTCAGCGTTCAGCAAAGGATATTAAGGAGTTGATAGACCAGATAAATAGAGGTAAAATTCAATGGTATCATGGTTCAAGTCTTGGTATAAGTAATACAATGAAGTGGGGAAGCCAAAATGTTGGCGTTAATACCGTATTCAACAAGAAAAATGCCATATCATTTCTTCGAAGCCAATTGAAAGATGTTCTTGCAAAAAACAATTTGGCTGGCGGATTAGACCCATTTGCTAACAAAAATACCAACAAGAACTCAAACGTTGATAAACAACAGCGAGATATTTTGTCTGAACGCATTTCTCTACTTAAAGAGATGAACAAACAGTATGAACTTCTTGATAAATACATGGATGATGATAGCGCAGCGCAATCTGTTATGAAACAGTATGCTAACAATCTGAAATATGTCGGAATGCCAGACGAAATCGTTAAGAGTTTCGTTCCTGACAAACAAGGACTCATCCAAGCTTTAAAGCAGATTGAACCAACAATCAAAGACTTCAAGAAGCGCGCACAGCTTAAAAACGACATCGTAGAACTGCAAATACAGCTCGATACCGAGTTTTTCCAGCAGCAGTTGAATGATGTAAAAAATGAGATTAGCAAGTCTTTCGACCAACTTAATCTCTACAAAAAATTGCAAGGAGAAGGTTTGTCTGACGGATTGATTAAGTCAATGTTCGGTGACCTTACATCGTCATTCGATGATGTACGAAAAGGAATAGAAGACCAATTCACTGCAAAGTTCGGGAATAATACAAAGTGGAGTTCTGATATATGGAAGCAGTATCAAGAGCAGATTGATAAGCTTGATAAAGATGTCTATCAAGACCAAGTTAATCAAGCGCAAGAGCTGATTAAGGCATACAAGCAGCAATTGACAGACCAGCTTCAACTCGATAGATGGTATATCAATGAGCGTTACAAGTTGCAAAATAATGCGAATATTGCCAAGAATCCAGAGTTGCAAAAACAGTTGCAAGAAAACTTGAATGCGCAATACAAGAAAAAGACCGATGAAAATACTTGGAAGAATTTCAAAAATAGCGATATGTATGTTCGTCTGTTTGATAATCTAGACCAGGTTTCTTCTAAGGCACTTGATGCGATGGCAGAAAGACTACAGAAGTTGCGTACAGAACTTAGAGACCTAGACCCAACAGAGTTGAAGACTATTGCGGAACAGATTAATAAGGTCAATGAAGTTCGCAATTCACGCAATCCTTTCAAGGCTTTCACTAGCGGACTTAAAGAAATGATTAAGGCTGGTAAAGACTTAAAAAAGTCGGGCGGCGTAGAAAAGTATGTAGAGCTTAACGGACTTAGAGCAGATTTGACGAACAAATTGCAGAATCAAAATGCCTATGTTGAGTCTTTGGAACATGAGTATAATGAACTAGCAAAGATTAAGGGTGCGGACGAAAGCGTTGTTTCAGCCTTAAAGTTGAAGTTGGCAACCAACAAAAGCATTCGCGACTCTTTAAAATCTCAGTTAAACCTCACCGATGAGCAGATTGCAAAGCTCGGAACGATTATGACTGAGGAAGAGCAGGCAAAGTCAAAGTTCTCAAAATCCGTGACGGATATTACAGATGTAGTTTCTACAATGACTAACTCGTTTAATGCTCTGTTTGAAGCACTTAGCGGTTCTGATGCAAATTTGGAGAACACTCTGAATATTGTCAGCAACATCGGTCAGGCGGTCGGTTCGTACTATAGCGGAAACTATGCAGGTGTTGTATCGGGCGCAATGGGCGCGCTTACGGGCGTAGCTAAACTCTTTAGCAACGAAGGAAAGATTGATAAGGAAATTGCACGCCAAGAACGCGCTGTAAATTCCTTGCAACACGCTTACGAAAAGCTTAAAAAGAGTATGGACGATGCCTTTGATACGCAAAAGCTCTACGAATACAACCAAAAATCGGTCGATGCCCTTAAAAAGCAGCAGAAGGCGTACCAAGCAATGATTAACGCAGAGCGCGGTCGCAAGAAACCTGATGAAGGTAAGATTCAAGAATGGGAACAGCAGATTGATGATTTGAACACAACAATCCAAGAATTAGGTGAGTCTATGACAGAAGCACTTGGCGGTTTCGGTTCTCAGTCTAACTACAAATCTGCTGCTGAAGCTTTCTCGGAAGCGTGGGTAGATGCTTTCAATGAAGGCAGTGATGCACTCGAAGCACTCAATAATAAGTTTGACGAGTATTTCAACACAATGCTCACAAAGCAGTTGATGAATAGAGCTACTTCAAAATACATTCAGCCTATCCTTGAAGCATTCGACAAAGCGGTATCTGAGGGCAGCGAAGGTGGAAACAATGGTCTTGACGTTACCAAGAAAGAACTCGAAGGTATCAAGGAACTGAAAGACAAGAATCTTGCATTATTCAATGAGTATGCAAAGAACTTGATGGATGTTCTCAACGTCAAGCCTACTGGCAGTTCAAATATCTCTGCCTTGCAGCAAGGTATTCAGTCTGTTACAGAATCAACCGCACAGGCGTTGGAGAGTATTTTATCAAGCCTACGATATTATGTAGCCACTCAGCAAGCAGATGTCCGTATCATCCGCGACACTCTGTTAGAGAAGCTCGGAAATAGTATCAGCGCGATAACGCAAGACACATCAAGCAGTCCTGTACTCATTGAATTGAGATTGCAGACAACAATACTTACTGATATTCGCGACACCTTGGCTAGCTGTGTAAAGGGCGGTCACAAGCAAGGAAGAAATGGTATCAAGGTATTTATGAATTAGTTTTCTGTGTTCTATATATTTAAGGTGAGATTTTCGCAAACATTAAAAGTTGTGAAAGTTTCACCTTTCTCTTTGTTGTTTCAGTAAATATTCGTATCTTTGCATTGCTGATTGAGTGAAGGCTTTCGGTACATACATATCAAACGGATTTAATATTAAACACAAGATATTTGCCTGGCTGCATCCTTCACTTTAGCGGCTGGGCATTTTTTTATGCCCATAAATGTCATAAGACAATTGACTTGACCTATTCTAAAGAAAAAGTGTTTAATTGTTAAGTCAGTAAAAAATGACAGAAATTATTAAAATCGAAGAGCGCAATGGAGCGCAAGCAGTAAGTGCAAGAGATTTGCACGATGCACTTGGAGTTAAGAAGGATTTCTCTTCTTGGATTAAAGAGAGAATTTCCAAGTATGGATTCGCTGAGAATCAGGACTTTGAGGTTTTCACCGAATTTGGGGAAAACCCAAATGGAGGAAGACCAACTATTGAGTATGCTTTATCTATAGATATGGCAAAAGAGTTGGCTATGGTGGAGAATAACGAAAAGGGTAGAGTTATCCGAAAGTACTTCATCGAAAAGGAGCAAGAGGCTAAGAGAAACATTCTTGCTATGCCGAACTTTAACGACCCGGTAGCAGCAGCTAGAGCGTGGGCAGACCAATACGAAAAGAATAGGCAGTTAGTTTTGGAAAACCAGCGCAAGGAAGAAGAACTTGAAAAGTCAAATCAAGAGGTTGCATCTCTGAGTGCTACAATTACCCAGATGCAACCAAAGGTTAGCTATTATGATATGATATTAGCTAACAAGTCAACCGTGACTGTAACACAAGTAGCACAAGATTATGGAATGAGCGCAAGAGCATTCAACAAGAAGTTGCACGAATTAAAATTGCAACGCAAGGTTGGTGGGCAGTGGATTTTATATCAGCCTTACCTTGATAAAGGCTATGTTCATTCTAAACTTGTTAATATTCCACGCCGTAATGTAAAAATCATAAAATACAATACTGAATGGACACAAAAGGGAAGACTTTTTCTTTATGACTTTTTGAAGCAGCACGACATCCTGCCAAAGATTGAACAGACAGCATAAAATTAGGGCAAGCTCGGTTTCACAACTGAACTTGCCCTTTTCAGTCAACATAAATCTAACTAAACCTTAACTAATATAAAAAGTAAAATTATACTTTATGCCTGTGTACCGCCGTACACTCTAAGAACTAGAAAATAATATAAATATTTTTACCAAACTTTGCTATTTAAATGAGCTGTAAGACGTTATTTCTGCTCATCCTTAACTATTCCACTCTGACACATAAATCGTTCCTAGCGTCATATTTGCGTCATCGTAGCTAATGATTTTAACATCATTATCCTCTCCGTACTCTATGAGGTCACATTTTCCTTTGCATTCGATGCGAACTTCACTCTTTCCGCACACGTAAATGCGAGTAACCATATTCTCAGGAACTTCAATTTCCAAATCCTTGCAGTACGCGACAAGAATAATCGTAGAGCGCACCTTGATAACTCCATGAGCACCTATATACATTTCGCTAGTATATCCATGTTCATTACATTGGTAGAATCCATTAGCAAACTCACCAAACTCTTTCAAAAGGTACTCTTTTGACAATCCCCATCCGAAAGCAATAGAATCAGCCATAAACTCAATTCCGTTTGAATCAAGAGCCATATTTACCAATTCTCGCTTACTCGCGGCAGAATCCCATTTCCCTTTATATTCTCCGCACAATCCCAGTCTCAGAGCATTGCGCTTCAATGTCAATAATTCATTGCTATTCCCCATACCATTCTCTCAATCTATCGTTAATTAAAGTGTTCACATACGCATAGGTTTTGTCGTAACCGACAAGTTCGTGACACTTGCGGACACATCGCATAGCAGATTTCTCATTGATGTCCGCGCGCTGTGCAATAACGGCATAGGAAAAGCCATACCGATTGTGTAGAACGTCAAGAACAAAGTTCCTTGCTACCGCTCTCGCAAAAGGAATGTTAGTATTGCCGACATATAAATCATCAACATTCACTCCTTCCTTTTCCTCAGTACTCATAGCCGTGTTCACTTGTTCGCAAACCATCCGCTCTACCTTATCCATTGTATCATTACCTAAGTATACCATAGCCGTTAAATCTTATTTTTATCTTTATAAACGTAACCTACCGTATCGCAAGGGTATTTGTCATCTGGTGACAATACACCTGCATCTTCCATCTTTTGCCTGAAATCCACAGAAACCATGGGAACTAACTTGTGAAGTCTTGAGCCATCGGCGGCAGCCCAAATCGGCTTTAGATACTGAACAGGATTCTTAACCTTTACACCATCCCATTTGATTCCGTTCTGAATGAATGGTATAAAGATACCGTCTCGCTTCACTCCGTTAGCATCACACATCCTTACAATTCTGTAATCTCGGAATAGTCCGTATTTCAGTTCTATATACCATTCATTATACATAAGCTATTCCTTTCCTTGATTAAGAGCCTCGGCTGCTTGCTCTGCCAATATTGCTTGCTGACCGTGCTCAAAGTTCTTCTTCAAGTCTTCCTCTGTCTCTTCGGAAACTGGAGTATTCATTACAGTTTCCAACTCTTTTTGCATACGACCGATGTAATCAAGTTTTTCTTTTGCAAATTTTGCTGCATCATCTGCATCTGTGAACGCTGTAATCGGATGAGTAATGTTGGCTTCTGTGATGATAACCATGCTATCAAGCATATCTTGATAAGTAACATCAGTCTCAGGGAAAATATCATTCTCTTTCCCCTTTACCTCGTTCTTCATCGCGACAAGATTTTCAAGCCACGCGAATGTTGTAGTGGTAAGCGCGTGCCCTTCCATATCAACACCGCCCCAACGCTTAAAACGTGCTTCAAATCCAATGTGTGTGTGAAAAATAGCACTATCCTTCAAAATTACGATGAAGAAATGACCGAAGTCGGTAACGCTTTCAACATCTTTTCTGTTGATTCCGGCAACAACTTTAAGCAAACCTGCATTGTTGTCAACAGTCTTCTTTTTTGCAATTCTAGCCATAACTATATATTTATTTTTTGTTCTACAATCGTTTTGTACTCGAAACTAATGCAAGATGGATTCTCCTCAGAAGTAAACCTAACCTCATTAGGGTCATTGCAAACCCCATCCTTGAAGAAGAAACAATCTTTGCAAGTATAATCAGTCTGTTCCATGTTCCTTACGTTTTTGATATTCCATCAATGTCAAGATACAATAGTTAGCGCAGTCAAGAAGAGCATCTTCCAATGGCTCGTTAGCAACTTGCGCTTCATTATCCTTCAACGTCTTGATACGATTCACTTTCTCTCGTATCTTTCCGTAGCCGTAGTTGATACCAAGCTCATCATACATTTCGGAAAAAGCATTCCCATAATCATGATTTTTGCGCTTATAGGTATCACTCATCTTGTCGGTGATAGACTTGAATGTTTTAGCATCTTCAGTAGATGAGCACTCGTATATCTTCGGTTCAAGATTTTTTTTATTCAAAATTTCGCCACGTCTCATAACATCTTTAACTGAAAGTATGAATACATCGTTTTTAATCTCGTCACAAGTTACTTTTACAAATAAACAACAAGAATTGTCAATGGAAGGAATAAAACACCCAATCGGACTATCTATAACCTTAAAAATAGGACGGCTTGGGGTTGTAATGATTTTAAATCCACCACGAATCTCTAAATCTGTTTTGTACCTTGGTAATACAGGACAGTCTTCGCCCATTATTTGATAATGACGAAATCTTGCCACCTCTTCTTCGTATTCTCTCACTCTGAATGGAAGAACAAACTCTAATCCTATCTTAATATCTTCTTTCTTAATCATAAGCTATTTATTTTTTGTTATTCATCATACAGAAAGCTCTACGAGCCATAACATCTGATGGGTTATGAAAAAGCATAACATAGAAATCACCATGCTCTTCTGTATGGACGTTTCGTAAACCGCATTCTTTGATAAATCCATCACTACCAATATAAGGGTCAAGAATCTCTCGAATTGCGCTAGTAGAGCTTGGATGAACTATAATGACACCGCCAGTTTCTCGAAGTTCTTCCAGTTTCTTCCACTGAGCTTCGATGTTCTCGTCTCCATAGAACAAATCGTAGCCATAAGGTTCTGTGATTTCTCTATCAATGCACATTCCCAAAGGAAGTTCTATTACTATAATCGGTTTCATAAGCTATTCCTCCTTGTCTTCTTTAAGTTCAACGAAATCACCAATACCAAGACGAGCCTTGTTGATGCAAGAGGCAATCCAACCAATCAGGTAGGCAGAAGGCTCGCCGCCGTGTTCCATGCCGATAGCATCCTCTATGGCATCGCAGGCGTGAGAAGCCTCGTGGCAGCAACACCCCATCCTCATAGAAGCCTTGCTTTCAAAATTAATAAATGAACAAAGCTTCTTATTCGCCTTTTCTCTAACACTATCGTAGGTCATTGCGTCAGAATTAGAGAAATCAACTTTCAAAACCTCGCCATTTCTACCTTCAAAACACTTATTAGCGTCTTCTTGGTTCATGCCAATAGCGACACATAACATTCTTGGATAGATAACAGGGTCGTATTCGTAATATCCTTTCTTCTTCATATTCTCAACTATTTCTGTTTTGACACAATCTCGATAGCAGACAATAATGTCTTTTCGCTGATACCATTTCCACTACCAACACCATCTTTCTCTATTCTTTCAAGAGATTTCTCAATAGAGCAAAAATCATCCTGAGAATTACTTATAAAGCCATCAAGTTCTTCACTTACAGTACTGATACAATCGTTGTTTTTTTAACAATAGCTTCAAGACGACCGAAACACTTGTCGATATAATCCTTCAACCTTTCTTCATGCTCTATGATAGTTGCAGAGTTTGAGATTTTCCCATCCCCCCAGTAATTATCTACGCGTGCGTAATAATCACCTTTTTCATCGCTGTGTTTTTTGCCAGATACGACTCTTAACGCAACGAAATTTTCTCCATCCATTACCGCATACACTCCTTCTCCAAATGGATATAGTTCGGCTTTTTCTGAATTCTCTCTACTTTCGTTTTCTTTGTATGCGACCTTTCCTAAAACGCTAACTCTAATCTCCATATCTCAACTATTTATTATGTAATCTACCAATATGCCACTTTGAGCAAACCTTGCATAAGTAAGGATGCCAACCAAGTGCCTTCAATCTCGGATTCTGATTCAGAAACTCCCAAGCATCATCCTCAGTCTCGTATGCGACCTTCGCCTTCCAAGAATGAACTTTTTTAGTCCAATGTTCGGGGTCTGGTTTGAACGGCGGCACTTTATTAGGATTGTGATGATTCTTCCTCATAGCTCAATGATATTAATGCAACTATCATCAATCGCGATATAGCAATCAAGCGTCTCGCGTCTGTAACCACCGAAATCAATAACAATTTCAGAATCATCACTTGCGCAAATGAACTCTTTGTTGGCAAGCAATTTATCCTTCGGGATGGCTTTCTTAACATCACTAAAATAAACTCTTCCAACCATAGGTGCATTGACGATACTGCCGACCTTTACCACATCATCATCTGATGTTATATATATGATAGGCAAATCACCTTTTGCATTCTCAAAGAACACGTTATTCAAAAGCTCTGATTTTGTCATAATCCGTTATTTCTTAGTTGATGATTTTTTGCGACCACGTTTCTTTGTCGTATCGCGCTTGCTAGCAGTGTAATCCAATGCCGATTTCTTCGGTCTGCCTGGTTTTCGCTTTACAGGAACGGCTTCTTTATTCGGCAACTGCAACGTCTCACATTCCTCATCTTCGCCAAATTCGTTCTCGAACTCTCTTCCTTCACGCTTCTCTGAATCGGCATCATAGGCGCGCTTCCACTTGCGCTTGGCAACCTTCAACTGCTCTTTTTTGAATGCCTCTGATTCCTCATGAAGTTTATCGTAGTCTATCTCAGGTGCATCAAACTCACCTTCAATACTGCATTCGGGAGTTTTCTCAACGTCCTTTGATTCCATTTCCTGATGGATGCGGTCTTCCTCTGAAATGTATGGCTCATCATCAACTTTCTGCTTATGACTGGCATTATACTCGTCAATAAACTCTTTAATTTCTTTCTTGGAGCATCCATCTTTCCTCATTTCTGCCAACTCAAACTCGAACTTCTGACGTTCAATGTCCTCAAATCTCGTTCCGTCCAAATCGCTTCCTTCATTGAGTACGTTGATTTTCTTGTTTTCCTCATCAGCTCTCATCTGTTTGGCAATGGCAATCTCCAATAACGCGTGATTAACGTCCGATTCCGTCATTTCATCGACCTCATAAGCCCTAGGGTCTTCGCCAAGCTCGTTTTTCAGAAAATTCTTCTTTGCATCGATGCATCCACTCGGCAAAAACTGAGCCTCATCAAGATACATATAAGGATGAATGCTCTTGATAGACATGATAGGACTCGGTGTGCCGAAGTCCTGTAAAAGCTTCATGTATTTGTCCGCATTCTGCTGATAAATGCAGTAGCATTCCTCCAAATTGCGCTTCTGAACAAGCACAACTGCCATTATCCAGAATGGGTCTTTACCATCCGTGTAGCGTTTCGGCAATCCATTCGTCTGCAACGATGCCGCTTCCAACGCCCTATCAAGTGATTCTTCCTTTATTCGCATATATTCTCAACTTTTAAATGATTACAACTCCTCGGAAGAACCATCGCTAATGGTATCGTCTTTCCTCAACTCCCATTCATCGGCAGTCATAATCTCCCAATGACCGCAAACGTCTTGCGCCAACACAGAACCGCGCTTCACCTGCTTGTGAGCACCTGCCATATTGACGGCAGTAACGCTATAAAGCATATCGGTAACGTCCAAACCATCATCGACCGCATCTGTTGCTTTCTTGATGTCTGTAACGATAGGGCAGTCGAACAATGCCTTGATGTTTTCGCCCTTGACCTCAATTGATGTCTTGTATTTGTTCATAATTCGCATATATTTTAAAGCATCCACCGACCGTAGAAGGAACTCGAACCTTCTGTTTGCCTAGACTTGTATCTAAGAGATACGCCCTACCGCCTTGCGGATGCTGTTGTTTCTATTTTCCGCCATTCTTCAACCAATCCTCAACCACGGTACTGTTACCATCAAACGACTGACCGAAGACGTTTACCAACTTGACGGAACAGAGAAGATACGGAATGTTCTTGATGTTATCCGTTGATGGCTCTGTAGCATCCTGTACCAAAAATAACGCTTTCTTCTGTCTGTAATCGTCATACCACAGGATAAGCGAACCCTCCAAGTAAGCATACAGACTATCCCATGCTTTCTCGGCAGCTTTTATCTGTTCAGTAACGGTAAACTCGGTAGTTCCGTCAACATCATACCCGAACACGCAGACTGACAATGTAGCGTTGGTGCTCTCATGTCTAGCATTCGGGTCAACGAACACTCTCAACGCGTCACTCTCAGGATAGCTCTCGGTATATACGCCCTTCTGCTTACCCTTGGAGTTCAATCCGTCCAATGACTTGTAGCGGACAGAGCCGCCGCCGAAATCATCCTCCAGACTCTTGCGCACTCCGTCTGCCTTCCAAGCTCCCTGCTCGGACTTCAAGTAACGCTGTATGTAGAACTTCTTTTCTGCCATATTCCAAAGTCGGTAATTTGTAAATCAAACATTTATGCTGCAAATATACACCAAAAAATCAAGCCAAAAATGAGCTTTACATAGTTTAACAAATTGCAAATTTGTACCAAATTACCCGTATCCCGTATTAAATATAGGTTATCCGTATAAATCCGATTTTTCATATTGAAAATTTAACATTTGAAGCAATTCCCATATAATAATAACATGTAAATAAACCATTGTACCCTCGCACGCAGCCGTAGTAGGGGATGTCAACCCCTGTATATAGTAAACTATATACTCATCCCCTAAGAAGAAAGGCTGCGCACACAACCCCTGCAATATATTATCGTAACGCAATCCACACATAGCAAAATGAACCTTAAAACAAAAAATAGCCTTACTTTTCCGCAAAAACTAAAATGAGCCAGAAAATTACGCTTTAAGGCTCTCAAATTGCCAGGATGATAAACTACACCGCAAGGGTACACAAAACACTACCAGACGCGCAGAAATAAGCGAAAGTAGATACTATGAAACTTTATGCAAAAGAAAAAGTAGATATGATATTCTCAAAAATGCTCAAAATTCGGTAGAAAAGCTGAATAGGCGAAATCATAGAATTTTACAAAAAATAAAAAATAAAAAAAATAAAAAATTTCGGAAGAGAGCTGACCCACCCTGCGAGTGCCAAAAACGGGGGGGTAGGTGTGATTTTTCCCCAAATACCCATAAAACACTGAAAATCAATACTTTATTTGCGACAAAAAGGGACGTTTTCGAGCAAAAACACCCCAAAAATAGGCTTTTTCGTTTCTGTTTTCGTTTTCTGTAAATTATCCAAAATAAGAGGAAAAGCAAAGGAACAAAAAGTAAAAAGATAGAACGTTTCTGCAAAGGTGCTAAAAAACTCGAAATTCCCAAAAAGTTTTCAGTTTAGAATTGATCTAAATAAGAAACGAAAACAGAAAGCGAGTACAAACAGAGCGAAAATCCAAACATCAACCTTATTTAGAAATAATCTAGATAACCGAAAGCGTACCAAATAAGCGGCTGCAAACGTACCAAAAACGAAAGATAGTACAAACATACATTTAAGACGGAAAACGGCTACAAACGGCAAATAAAGCGGTTTTATGCTTTTCTCTATATATAAGGTACGCGCACAATCATACATATATAGAAAACGGCTGCAAAGGTGGTTTTGAGTGGTGCAAAGGTGCAAAGATAGTCTATAATACATATATCCAGATAATAATCCCTATTTAACCACCTATTTTGCAAAGTGGAGATAGCAATTTATGTAAATATTTAAGAAAACGCAGTTATTTTCAAGAAAAAAGCGAGAAAAATGCGATTTTTTGCCTTAAATATTTTGCAGATACAGAAAATTGTCGTACCTTTGCATCGCATTTAAGAAATAAGGATGCTTACTTAACCATAGGAATCCATATATAACAATGCTTCGTTCTTTGATTTACTTTCATGTTAGTGTAATAGAGAAATGAAAACTATCTTTTGCCGTTACTATAGCAATATATAGCATTAGACGTTTTATAGGCTCTATTATAAATCACTATCAGAAACCTAACAGATGTTAGTGTAACAATACGATATAGTAGTATTAAGCGGTTTTTATGTTAGCCAACAATAAAGTAACATAAGGTAGTAATTATAACGGTTATCCCTTTATAAAGAATGTAGCTGCAAAGTACATTATATATATTTAGCGTTGAAACATCTTAAAGTGAGTAGCGAAAAGTTAGAGTAGCGAAATAAATTAGATGATAAATGAAAACCAAAGGAATATATACCCATACTAAATGCAGGCGAAAACATCGGCTTTTCTGCAAGTTCGAGTCTTGCAAAGGGAACAAAATTAGTAACTAAAAAGCAAAAGAAAATGAAAGCGTTTAAATTATTCAAGACTTATTATTCTTATATTGAGAATAAAGTAGTAAAAGAGCCTTTTTGGACTGAGGCGTTTAAGAAAGATTTGGTTAAATTGCTAGATGATGCAGAAACCAAAATGAAAAAAGAAAATGTTAGCTATATGCGCATTAATGAGACAACATTATATGAGCATATAGAATATAACGGTGTAGTTTTAGATTTTACATTCATAATTGAAGAGGTAACTATCTAATACAAAAAACCCACTACCTTAAAAAAGTAGTGGGCACAAATTAAATCGAAAAAATCGAAATAACTTGCTTACTTAACCGGTTGCAAAGTTATTAGTTTTTTCCGAATTAGCAAAATTAATTAGTAACTTTTAAATATTTTAGGTATGAAGACTTATAAAACAAATTATTCAGTAGCTGTAAATTGGTGTAATAATGCGCTTATCCTCTGCAACAATATTACAGAGATAGACCCTTCTATTTATGATAATATGCGCTTTGAACTGTTTGATGAAGAAGACGGAACTCAAAGAGATATTTATCAGTGGTTTATTACAGATTGCACCGATGACGATGTAGAGTATTTGGAAAAAACATTTGGCTTACTTTTCACTTATTCGGACTTATTGGATAAATATATTCTTTGTGTAGACCATTTCGGTACAAGTTGGGACTATGTGGAATGGGAAACTACAAATGAATTGGCAAAAAGAGAATTAGGAGAAAAGAAGTAACTTAAACTAATTGGAGGGCTATATATGACAAATAAAGAAATTGAAAGCTATAGAAATAGTTATAAGGTGGTTAATGGCATTGGTTTTTGTCGTGTAAATAATGATATAAACGGGAATCCCCGTTATGTAGTTCATTTTCTCGCTTTTACTACTGACGAAGAAATGAAAAACGACAACTTAAGCCAAAGTCAATTGTATGCAATTGCCAAAAAGCGTGCAAATGATTTGGGATTTTCTGTTTATCGTGCTAATTGGTACGGAGGCGGTTTTGTCGGTCAATCTTATTCTTTGATTGATACAGCAAACAAAATTAATGAGATAGTAAACAAGTAACTAACAATAACCTTTGTACTCGCTTATGTGGGTGCAAAGGTACAAATAATATAAGATATGAAAAAGATAAGAATAAACATTTTGATAGACTTCTATACTAGCAAATTGAGCGATATTGCAAATCGTGTATCAGTCTTGGCAGCCACGGCACAACAAGAAGACGAAAAGCCAAATTTTCACAAAATAGCAAAGGAGGCTAAAGCCCTGTTTGCCGATTATATCGTATTTAAAGCGAAAGCACGTAAATTTATAGATTTACTTGGTATGCCTTACGGGCAAATGTGGGCAAATGAATATGAATTGCGTGCTGCAAAGTATTTCGATTTTCTTTTAAACTAATTGTTATGGATATAACAATACCTTTCGTTTTTAGCCTTATTAGTTACGTACTGGGGCTAATAATTGGCAAGAATTGGAATAAGTACGTAAAAGAGTAAATTAACCTATTAAAATGCAAATAAAATGAGAAAGATAGAGCAAAGAATGGTTAACGCTGTAAATAATAAAGTTAACTACAGAGAAAGTAATACAGAAGTAATTATTAAGGGTGCAAATGTATTTATACGCTTGTATGATACATATATATATGCAAAAGTACGTGGCAAGGTGTATTTTTCCGATGGTGGTTTTAATACGGCTACAACTAGCAGCCGTTTGCGTGCGCTTGGTGCAGACTACAGCACAAATAACAAATTGTGTGGCTGCAAACTTACTAGCCAAAAGGAAATGCTTAATTTGCGTTATTACGGCAAAAAGACAATATCATAAAACATATTGGATAGGTGCAAAGATAGTCGGTATCTCTAGACTGTTCGATTCAGTTTGCACCACAAAATAAGTAACATTAAAAGATAGAAAGATTATGAATAAGATAGCTTTGAAGAAATTCGTTATTATAAGATATTTGTCTTGTTGTAACAAATACCCTTATGGATATGGGAAATATACAGAGAGTGTTGGAGATTTCCGCTTAACATCTTTAATATGTGATATTCTAGATTATCATCATTCGCACGAAGATAGCATTTTTAGGGATGAGGCAAAACGGATATTAAAGTATATAGATACAAAAGATAAAAAGTATTTGGATGGTGCTTTTACATCATATTACAAAAACAAGTTAATTGAATATATTGCTTAAAAGTTACTATAGCCGTGTGTAGTTAAAGACTACCTCCAAAAGCGAGATTTGGCACGGCACAAATAAAGATAGGAGAAAAGGAAATGAAAAAGTACAAAGTTATTATAGCATCTGCAAAAGATGTGAAGTTGTTAAACGACAAAATAGCTATAGATAGTTTGTTTACAGTTGGGGAAACAATTACCAATAACCCTTTGCATGTTGGTGTAAATGTGTTAACTGATAAGCGCATTATTGATAGTGTGAAGGAGCTAGCGCACAAGCGTGGATATTGCACACCTAAAAACTATTTGTCGGTTGATGATGAATTGTGCGGACATAGGTATGCAATATGTAGTAAGCACATAAATATTGGATGCCGTCAGTATATCGAAATGGAATGGGATAATTTGCCAAAAGCTATAAACGATATATGGAATTGGAGACGTTCAGGGCTTAATTACAATTACTACATATTAGATACTGATAACAACAAAGTTTTGGATTATTAAATACAACTTGGATATGGGAACAAAGGAAAAAATAAAGAATTGGTTGGAGGCTGAATATAATAGCCTCCATCTGGAACATATAAGCGAGCAAAAAGAAAGCGAGTTAAAAGATAGATTTATTCGCTTTTATTGCAAGTTTGATAAACGCCTGATACGTATCAAGCGTGAAAAGATAAGCGTATCACCGATTAAAAATGGTGGTGTGCGATTGTCTTTGGTAGCTTGGGGAAAATGCTATGGGCAATTTTACGAAGTGTAACTTTTAACAATTGGATATATGAGTGACAAAGAAATGAATTTGGCTATCTTAAACAAGTTGTATGAGATAGCCGATAAGGTTTTTAATGAGGGTGTAAATGTAAAAGAAGGCAATTACACCGCATCAGATTTGGCAAAGATGAAGGATAGCGCATTTAAGGATGGCTATTTGAAGACTGAAAAGAAATCATATAAGAATGAGTGTAATAAGCAAGTAGAGAAAGATTGTTTTATTGCACCGATGGCGAGCGTAAACGTACTATCTTTTGTGTGTTCCTTCTGTGTAGTTCAAATCTTTGCATTGGTAGCTAAGTTTGAAAAGTTAGCTAGCATTGGTAGCAAGAAAAGAATGTTTATAAAGCAGAAAGATAATAATGAAGTACTTTGCACCGTGAAAGTACTTATCAACAAATACTACTCTAAGTTATCTTTGCATTGTGCGAATGACGATTTGCGCCCTATTATGAGAAATGTATGCTTGGATATTAGAAACGGAAGGGCAGCCGCTAGCGATGGTCACACGATGATGATTAAAGGATTGGATGTGGTAAGCACGGAACATTTCACATACGATTACAATTTGCCTTTAGTAAATGGTAAAGACTTCAAAAAGATGTGCTCATTAGCCAAGTCTGGCAGTACTCTTACTTGTAAGTTGGTACGTGAACCAAACGGCAACGAATATTGGGTATCTGAATGTTGTGGATATTACTCTAAGACTGAGGCAAACAGATACGTAAATTACTCTTCTGTATTACCTAAGATTAGCCCTGATAATCTTTGCACCATCAATGAAAAGACTTGGAAGGGCATTTCTAAATGGTTGAAGAAAAACAAAGGTTTTAACTCTATCGGTTTAGTAATAATCAAGCATAAAGAAAATGATAATCGTATTACATTCACAATTAACGGAATGTATGATAATCATGATGGTATTGAGATTTCCTGCGAGTGCGAAAACATACCAAACAAGAATTTTGCGATTGGATTAAAGATTGATAGTCTGCTGAGATTTGAAAACTTCAATTTTACACTTGGAAGATATGCTAATGAAGCTTTGGTATATGTAGGTAGTTTGGAAGTTGGTATGATGATGCCGATGTATATTGATGATGAATATGACGGATTCAAACTATCTGATGGCTACATTGGTGCATACGATTATTGTGGCTTTGCTGAGTCTTTTGATATGCCTACAAATGAGCCTATAGAAGACGTTATTCCTGCAAAGGTGGAAGATGTTACAACTGAGGAAAAAGAATGCGCTACAGAGGAAAAAACAGAGCAAACAGATTGCAAGCGAGATATGGCATCAAAGATTATCATTTGCGGCATTCCATCTTATAAGGATAGCGCACCTGCAAAGGATGTTGCAGAAACAAAGGTTGATGCACCCGATGCACCTAATGCACCTGCAAACGTAGTACCATTGGATAAGCCTAGCAATAAGTTCAGCTTTGATGCTATCGGTGTAAATGTAGGCGATGCACTTACCTTCATTGATGGCACAAAGGTTATTGCAGCAGAAAACAATAAGATTATATTCTGTGGTGAACTGTTTACATTGTCTGGATTCTGCAAAGAGTTTATGCCTGATGAAAAGCGAACAAAGAGTAATTCCTATCGTGGATGCGCTTTCTTCTTTAAGGATGGTGTAAAATTGGAAAAGCTATTCAAGGATGCGCAAAAGAAATCATTGGTATCAAGCAAAGAAGAAATTGCAGCCGTACATGATGATACACCGAGCGAGCCTATTGATTGGTTGGGAAAGGTATTTATCGACTTCAAAAACAAGTTGGCATATAAAGTTGCTGGGTACAATACGATTAAATACCCTCATTACTTATATACAGAGATTAGAGCCGATGGGAGTTTTCTTTGGCACGGTGGAGCAGAGAAAAGCGAGTTTGAGGAAATGATTTCTCATTGTATGGTTATTGAATATACAGATGAGAATACCATAATGGATATGATTCATACATATTTGGATAGCGTGCCAAATGAGCATCTAGCGAGCGAGAAATGCACCGAGCGGACAATTATACCATTGGCAAAGGAAAACGTCTCAGAGCACAAAGAAACGGCATCAACCGCAAAGGTTGTGGCTATCTCTATCGGTGTTCCTTCATGCTTGGATATTCCACCGAACAATATGCGGTTGGATATTGCAGCAAACAAGCCGTTAAATGCGGTTGTAGGCGATTGCTTATGTGGTGTTGGCAAAGTAGTACATACACTACCTTTGCCACCTCCACGGAGCAAAAGAATGAGTGAAATAACAAAAGTAAATCAATTAATAAAGAAACAGAAATGGAAAAGAATATTTGTTTATCTTGCAGATTTGCATTCAGAAATGGTAAATGCAATCGACTTGTAGTATCTTGTATGGGTATGAATGACCGCCTTGGCAGTTACTATAAGAAAGATAATAAATGCCCTTATCATAAGGATGGAAACGATTGCAGAAACAGAGATTATGAGCCTATTAATTTTTATAATTCATAATATGGAGACATCATTATTCTTACATAAACTGAAAGATAAATATCAGCACAGCGAACATTTTATCTTGATACCTGATTGGCATGGGGTGTTTCCTTCTAAAGTTTGCCGATTGGATAGTTGGAGTGATTATCTTATGGACTTTAGAACGCATACTGGCAATACTAGTTTTGCATCTATGTGCCATAATAAGAAAGAACAAGAAGAGTTTGATAAATTGACCAAATGTTATAAGACAATATGAAACAGACATCATTACCAGAGGTTATTTACTTAGATGTTGATAGCCTTATTACAGAGAATAATAATGCTGCATTGGTAGCGAGTATTGAAGAACCGATTAATATTATCGGTGTAATTTAATAATAGAAAGGGTTAAGTTATGAACGAATTGGAAATGTTAATGATAGCAGAATCAAAGAAGAATGCTATTGATGATGAGTTGATTAAAGATGAGCAGCAATGCGAAAATGATAAAGCCGACAATTGGCAACAGGAAACGATGGATAAATTACGTTTCTTGGAAAACTATAAATGCCGACTTGAAGAAAAACGTTCACGTGGCGCATTTTTCATCTATACAAATGGTAACGGAACAATTGAGGTTGCATTGAATTGGGAGTATGATAGAAGTATCAATAAGCGCAAAAGCATTACTAGATACCATACAGATATGCCGCTAAAAATCAATTGGAACTATTCTATGTGCGGTGGTGATAAATCTGAGTTAAGTCTAGAAGACTTCGTGAAGGAATTGGTAAGACGTGGAATTATTAAGGTAAATGGTTAAGTTATGAAAGTATATGTAGTTATCAATTCATACCAGCATGGACTGGGTGAGGCGGTTGAGGTTGATGCAGAAGTCTTCGATACTAGAGATAAGGCTAGAAAAGCGATGGAAGATAAAGGTCTGAACACATTGGAAAGCTATAAACAAGCATTGGATTGTGACGATTTCCAAATCAGTGTATCAGGCTCATTCTATCATATCTCAGACAACGAAGGTGAGACGTGGGATAATTTCGATATTGTAGAACAAGAATTAAAGTAATAAGACTATGGAGATTAAGAATGCAGCTTATTGCCCTATCAACGAGAAAGACCTTTGCCTTGATGAGTTGGTAAGAGATTTGTTCAATGATGGGCAATATTCTTGGAATAAATACAATACAGAAATGGTTGGATTTGTAGGAAACGAGCCAGTATTGGTACGTCTGGAAGCAGACAACAAATTGTTGGTTAGATTCCTTGGCGGTGTTTGGTGTCCTGATGTTGTGGAGAAATGGGTAAGAACAGTTGAACGTAATAAGAATAAAGATATAGAAAACGTGAATGATTCTTATATGTTTGGAGTGATTGGGAATGACAAAGAGCGCAAAAGTAGCGATTTTCATGTATCATTCTATTATCGTGGATAATAAATAGCAGAAAGTAACGTTTTAAAAGTAATAAGAGATAGGAGATAATGGTATGAAGAAAGTATATTTTTTCACAACTGCAAGCAAATTACTTATTAAGTGTTTGGAGTGTATGGGAGTTGACTATGATGTAAATCATAATCCTCTTGAATTTAACGATTATGTTGCATCTGCAATAGTAACCGATATACAGATAGATTTTATATTCGATTTAATAACTAATCATGACCCTCTTGTATCTTGCTATGACCAAGAAGAGTATGACGAATATGTTAGAGAAGAAAGTTGCTAACAAAGATAGGATAGGAGATAGGAGAAATGAAGACAACAGAAATCAAGAATGAAGGTGGCACATCTGTAAAATACGACATCGTGAACATCGGATGTAAGGATTGCCCTTACTGCATGATGGCAGAAGGTCACTACCTTTGCCGTTCGGACAAAAGCTGCAACGCAAAGGCAAACATGACCGATGATGATGAGCCAAAGCAGAAAGTAATAATATACAGTCGTGTCTCTACTGAGAAGCAGACATTGGAGCAGCAAGAAAGAACAATCAACGAATGGTTGAATTGTCACAATCTGAAAGCTACTCACGAAGTGAAGGAGGAAGGAGTATCGGGTAAGGTATCTTATAAGGATAGAAACCTTGGTAAGGTAGTGTTGCCGATGCTTGATAAGGGTGATATACTTATTGTGTCAGAGGTCAGCCGTATCGGTCGTTCCATGAGCGACATCAACAAGTTTGTTAATGACGAGCTGAAACCACGTGGCGTGCGCTTGGTTATCGTTCAGATGGGTATTGACCTTGATTGCAGCCATCTGAAAGCGATTGACGAAATGTTGTTGTTCGCTTTTTCATTCTCGGCACAGATGGAGCGTGAACTCATACAGGAGCGAACACAGAGCGCATTGGAAGTACGCAAGCAGAAGTTGGCACAAGACGGAGAATTTATCTCAAAGTCAGGCAAGGTCGTTAAGAAATTAGGCAGACCTAGAAAGTGCGATTTATCAAATGCACAGAAGGCTGCATCGGAAAAGCGCAAGAAAGAGGCTGCTGAGAAACCTTGTAACAAGGCTATATGGAATGTGGTTAAGAAGTGTACCAATGACTTCACCGAATTGACTACACCTAACTTTGCGGATGCAGCTATGCTGTTGCAGCAGATGGGCGTTTATTCGTCCACTGGCAAGGTATTAACCAAAGAACTAGTAAGAAGTGCGTATTACAATCTACGCTCAGTATATAGTACTCAGATAAATTTCAGACGTGGTTCCGCAAACTATCGCGTAATGCGAGAAAAGGGTATGACTGATGAGGAGATTCAGCAGTATTACAAGGAACTGAATAACAACAACAATAATACAGAGGAGGAATAAGTTATGGCATTCTTAATAGCAATTTGGCTAATCGGCACATTGTTCGATTGCGCCATGGGCAGAAATAAAGATTAAAATTTCTGCCCTACACACAATAAAATTACGCATTTTGCGTTATCTCTTGAAAATAATATAAATATAGCCCTACGCATCACGGATAAGCGAACAAGTTATGAAAAAGGTTTTGGTGTTTATGACAATTATGATTGCCATAATTTCTCTTTCTTCTTGCAATTCGTTTGAGAAGAAAGCGAAGAGACAATTACGTGACACGATGGAAGAACTGGCAAAGAATCCAGAAACTTTCAAAATCACAAACGAGAAAGTCGTTTTTTCAAACGATTCTATGTGTACTATCTCTTTTATTGGTAGAGGTCAGAATGGTTTTGGTGGATATAATTCATCAAAGATGGAGTACACCCTCGTTAAGTTAGCTAAAGACGATGAAGGGGAAACAACATATTGTGAGGCTCTTTTGGATATGGAAAACCAAAAGGAAAGAAGAAACTCAATTAAAGAAGCAATTAATGATGTTGATAAAGGTTTTCTATATGGCTCATCAAAGGCTGTTTATGATGAATTTATCAAGAAAGGTATGAGTAAAGAAGATGCAAAGGCTAACTACCTGTATTTTCAAGCTATGGTAAATACAGCCATTAACGGAAGAGAAATAGACAATAATGATTAATAATCATACAGCCCTCGACACCACGGTTAAGTCACTATAAATGAAAAAGATTTTAATGCTTATGGCGATTATGATTGCCGTGGTCGTGCAAGCAAATGCACAGAAAGTTTTTGGTATTGATATTACCACGACTTGCAAACGATATTGCTATCAGCTTGCAACAAAGAAAGGTTACAAGCCTTACGAAAGTATTGCTGGCGATAAGCGATTCAAGGTTACATACGCAGGGTACAAAGGTACTGAAATGCACGTAAGATATGACCAATCAAATGATTCTATAACCGAAGTAGCTTTTTACTTTCCAAACAGAACCAAAGAAGAGAAGTCGGATATATATAACGATTTAGTCCGTCAGTTTAAACAGATAGACCCAAACGGAAGTGATTCAAGAATGGACATACCACTTATAAACACACATAACAGAATGTGGGCAGGTAAGGCTGCTATGATATTTGATGAAGTAAGCGGCAAACTATTCGTTTCATATAAATCTAAATACGAGAGAAAGGGTAATACCACAAAGGCAAGCCCAGATATTTAGTTGGTAATTATTCACCAACATATATAACATCATGTTTTTAAAACTTATGATTTTGCTCATGTTTTATGGGGCTTATTGCCTCTTCAAGGGCAAGTAAAAAGTTGGCTGGCTCATTTGTTTGGGTCAGCCTATTTTGTGGAATATGATGTAAAAAACAAATTAATCGAAGAATTAATAACTGCCAAATGTTAAAGTTTGGTTAAAGGTTGCTTCTAAGACACGCAGATAGGAATATTTTTCGTATCTTTGCAGCGTCTATAAATAATTGTGGCGAGGTTGGAAGCTCTGCTGCAAAACAGTGGGGCATTTTTTATGCTCGCTTATCTTACGAGAATACGATATAACCATATATCAAAGATATTAGGTGTATCGCCCCTTGCGCATATTGTAATGGTATGTGCGTGCTTTCCACAATTAGGCATAGACAGAGGGTAGCGATGCACCTTCTTTGTGTATCAACCCTACATTTGTTTTACGTCTAAAATTAATTGTAATGGACGCAGTTAAGGTTTTTAATCACCCAGTATTTGGGCAAGTTCGCGTTATTGATGATAACGCAAGTGGTGAATTGTTGTTTTGTGCAAACGATGTTACGCATGCACTCGAATACGCAAATGGTCGAAAGGCGGTTGCAGACCACGTGGATAGTAGAGATATACTGAAACGTGACATAGGGGTAGTTACTGGTAAGAAGGCAGACGGAACAGATGCTTATCAGACAGTTAATACAACATTCATCAATGAAAGTGGTGTTTACTCCCTCATCTTTAGTAGCAAGCAGGAGCGTGCCAAAGAGTTCAAACATTGGGTAACAAGCGAAGTATTGCCATCTATCCGCAAGACAGGTCAATACAGCGCAAATGCAGCAAGCACAACATTAAATGAGCAGTTGCAAGCTAAGTTAGCCTTTGCCGATTGGAGCGCAAAGTTCCTCAACCTGAATGACGCAAGCAAATTGGGCATCGCTCAGAAGATTGGTAAGATGGTAGGCTTGGATGATGCTCTTCCTCAGTCTGTAAACGCAGGAACAGAAAAGCCGATTACTCACGCTGCCACAGACTTATTGAAGTCGCACAACGTTGGTATATCGGCACAAGCATTCAATCGTATGCTTGAACTCAAAGGAGTAGTAAAGCACGCCACTCGCCCAGGAAAGCGAGGAAAGGTGCATAGCTGGTATGTTATCACTCCAGCCTTTGACAAGTACGGACAGAATCAGCAAGACCCTAAGTTTCAGCAGCAGACACAGATACGTTGGTATGATGCTACATTTACAGAATTACTCACCATTGTTGGCTTGAACAGCCAGACATCACTCAATTTAAATTAATAGGAGATTAGAATATGAACGGACAGAATATCAATGCAACATTGTTGCAGAACGTGGAGCAGCCAAAGTTGGCTAAGACCCTCATCAAGTTACGTGAGGTGTACGTGGACTTTATGAGCGAGGTCGATAGAGCCAAGGAAGAGTATGGTGTGCTTGTGAATGACAGAATAGACGATAAGTTTGCCAGCCAGTACAACGTAATGAGCACGTTAATCAGCAACACTTTGGCAAAGATTATGGATTACGAGGTCAATGAGGCTATTAAGGACTAAGTAATCGTGCATATATAGTTCCTCGCTTACCTATTGTGGTAGGCGAGGATTTATTTTAGCCCCTATCTAAGCCTATGAAACTATCGAACCGATAAATCATACCAACAGACTATTTTAACCGCTTACAGAAGAAATTTTCACTATCTCTTTGAGTTCCCCGATATTTTGCCTATCTTTGCAATGAATTTATCATCTTGGAACTCATATATCTATCTCAGCCCTGCCGTTGGTGCTCAATGGTGGGGCTTACTATTGCATTTCTTTTATACCTATCATATCGCCCTGCATCATCATTTTTGGTGGTGTGGGGCATTTTTTGTGTTAATTAAACTTAGAAAGGTTAAAGTCATAAATCCCCGAAAAGCCAATTAAATATAGATTTCTCAAATTTATCCGCAATAAAGCGAGTTAATGAAAATTCAGCTAATTTGGTGGTTCGCAGGAATTTATGTACTTTTGCAGTGCTTGTTAGTAGTTGCGCACTAAACATCGGACATATAAGTATATTTGAGTGATTATTCACTTCCCTATACGAAACCCTATCCAGAGTTCGGAGCGCAACACGAACAAAGGATAGGGTTTTCAATTTCCCTATTCTTTTTCGAGAGTAAGCAAGTAGTCTTGGTGGCTTGTCGGCTAAATACACTCGGCTACACAGACTTTAAACCCACGTCACAAGAGGTGCATGGTGACACCGCAGGAACTGAAGGCAGAAGGCGGGCAGGGCGGGGCGTACCCCGAAAGCTGCTTAGGTTAAGTGCTGTACGATTTGGCAACTGACCCGACCGAAGGGGCTCATTATACTGGGTTCATGTAACTTCGAGTGGAATATTCCTTCCAAACTCTCATCGTTTCAATGAATGATGGGGGTAAGGGGGAGAACCACTCTCTCAGAGGTCTATTGCCTGTTTCATATAACCTTTTTATAAGGAACAATATTAATTATAAATCATTAAATATAGGGAAGATGATTACAAATCAAGTAATGAAGAGACCAATGGGTAATTTTTTGGTCGAGCAAAGAACAAAAGATAGTATGTTCAATGCTACAAACTTGCTCAAACAATGGAATGAGTTTGTTGAGCATAATGATGATACCCAAAAAGTTGGGTATGTAAAGAAAGACCTTGATGATTTCTTCAATAACAAAGGAATCAAGGAGTTCATCAATGCTTTGATGGAGGAAGAAAATCTACATACCCAAAATTCTGTGTATGTAAAATCGAAAGCAAGGTCTGATAGAGGTGGAGGTACTTGGATGCACCCTATTCTCTTTGTTAAATTTGCAATGTGGCTCAATCCACGATTTGAGGTTCAAGTTATAAAGTTTGTGTACGACCAAATGTTGAAATATAGAAATGATGCAGGTGATGCGTACAAAGAGCTTGGTACATCTATTGGTAAAATTGTCAGTAAGAAGTTTATGCCAGTAGCTATGTGTAAAGTAGCAAAAGCGATAAATTATGTTGTGTTCGGAAAGCACGAACATGAAATGAGAAATAAGCAAGGAGAAGAAGAAAAACAATACGAATTGTTTAATATGGAGAGACAAGTTGCAATGCTTATTAATGATGGTTTTCTTCGCTCATACGACCATGTAATAGAATATTTGAGAAAGAAGTATGTAGAGAAATATTTGCCATCTGTTCTGAAAGTTAAGTAATATACACAAATAAAACAGAATAATATGTTTGGAGAAGAAACAATCACTCGAAAGTGTGTAATAACACTTATGGGGGAGGCTGTCCGAAAACTTAATTAGGGAAGCAAACAACTGAATTGAGCATTT